CAAGATCAAGGATGCAGCGGTGACAGCAGCGAAGTTGGCCGCAGACGTAGGCGTTCTTTTCGTCCCAGCAGGGGCGGTCATGCCATTCGCGATGAACTCTGCCCCGACAGGCTGGCTGGCAGCGTCAGGAACGGCAGTCAGCCGCACGACCTACGCCACGTTGTTCGCGGCCATCTCCACCACTTACGGGGTGGGCGACGGGTCAACGACCTTTAACCTGCCAGACCTTCGCGGCTATTTCGTGCGAGGCAGCGGGACCAACAGCGATGGCACGGCATCCGGCACGTTTGGCGCGAAGCAAGCGGACGCATTCGAGGCGCACACGCACTTATTAACGCTGAATCAAAACTCGACCAGTAATGGGACTACTACCGCTGAAAGCTCGTTTAACGGACCCGCCACAGGTAACGCAACCACAAGTTCCACCGGAGACACCGAGACCCGCCCGAAGAACATCGCCATGCTCTACTGCATCAAGCACTAACCCATGGCCGCCAAGCGCAAGGAACTGACGCCGCTGGAGCAGGCAGAATTGCAGCTCAAGGCGACCCATCGGCTGCTTGCGGCGAAGAAGGCGCATGACTCGCTGATTGAGTTCGTGCGGTTGATGATGCCCGACCCGACCGACCCGGACGACGTGCAGCTTTCCCGCTATGTGGTCGCCAAGCACCACCAGGTGCTCGCAGCGGCGTTGGAGGAGGTGGACAAGGGGAACATGCCCCGGCTCATCATCACGCTGCCACCCCGGCACGGGAAGAGCCAGATCGCCTCCAAGGCATTTCCCGCATGGTTCATGGGGCGCGACCCTTACCGCCAGATGATCGTGGCCTCCTACTCCGCGACGATGGCGGAGGACTTTGGCCGCGAGGTGCGGGCCTACATGCAGACACCGGCCTACCAGCAGGTGTTCCCGTCGTGCTCGCTCCGCAAGGGCGGCGCGGCCTCAGACCGGGTGCAGACCGAGCAGGGCGGGCTGGGCGTGTTTGTCGGTGCCGGCGGTGCGCTCACCGGACGTGGCGCGGACGTGCTCCTCATCGATGACCCGGTGAAGGACCGCGAGGACGCGGACAGCTCGACCATGCGCGAGAAGCTGTGGAGTTGGTTCACCGACGTTGCGATGACCCGTCTGATGGGCGGCATGGGGCGGGTGGTCATCATCATGACCCGCTGGCACGAGGATGACCTGGTGGGCCGCCTGACCGACCCTGGCAACCAGCACTACAACGCGGAGGAGGCGAAGCAGTGGAAGATCATCTCCTTCCCGGCGCTGGCCGAGGACAACGACATCATGGGCCGCGAAAAGGACGAGCCGTTGTGGCCGGAGCGGATCACCAAGGAGTTCCTCAACTCGCAGCGACGGCTCAATCCGCGTGGATTCTCCGCGCTCTACCAAGGGCGGCCGGCCCCGGAGGACGGTGACTTTTTCAAGCGCGAGTGGATGACCACCTACCAACCCAACGAGTTGCCGCGCAACCTCCGCTACTATTGCGCGAGCGACCACGCCGTCTCGGTGGCGCAGGACCGCGACCCCACCGTGCTGCTGCCGGTGGGTGTGGACGACCAAGGGACGATCTGGATCTTGCCGGATGTCTGGTGGCGCAGGGCGCAGACAGACGACGTAGTGGACGCGATGCTCGACATGATGGCCCGCCACAAGCCGCTGATCTGGTGGGCGGAGCGCGGCCACATCTCCAAGTCCATTGCGCCGTTCCTGCGGAAGCGGATGCAGGAGGAGAGCGTCTATTGCGCCATCGACGAGGTGGTTCCGGTGAAAGACAAGCAGACGCGGGCGCAGTCGATCCGTGGGCGGATGAGCATGGGCAAGGTGCGATTCCCCGGCTTCGCGCCGTGGTGGGAGGCGGCACGGGCGCAGATGCTCTCGTTCCCGGCTGGCAAGCACGACGACTTCGTGGACACCATCGCCTACATCGGGATGGGGCTGGGGCGGATGAGTGCGGCCACCGCACCGAGCCGCAAGAAAGCCACCGCCCCGACTGGCAGCATCGGCTGGGTAAAAGCCCGCTCGAAGGCGCAAGCCCGCCAGGTCGCCAACGTCAAGGCGGCTGCGGGATTCTGAGATTGCCATTCACCAGACAGACAGACAAGATTTTCCACCAGAAGCCATGACCTACCCACCGACAACCGAGCCACTCGAAGCCGAAGCAACCTCAGCAGAGCCGGTGAAGAGCGGGATGACCCGTGAGACGCCGACGCCGGACCCGTCGCGGGCCGCGCTGGTCAAGCACTGGCAGGGGAAGGTGGCCAACGCGAAGAAGCATTGGGAGAAGGATTTCAAGCGGATGAAGGAGGACCAGGCGTTCCTCGGCGGGGCGCAGTGGGACGGCCGGGAAGACCCGGACAAATACACCGCCAACATCATCCAGCGGCACATCAACCAGCGGGTCGCCGCGCTCTACGCGAAGAACCCGAAGGTGGTGGTGCGGAAGCGCCGGACGATGGATTTCACGCAGTGGGACGGCACCACCGACGCCTTGCAAAACATCCAGATGGCCATGCAGATGGCGCAGCAGACCGGGATGGGTATGCCGCCGGAGATGATGGGTTTGATCCAGGACATCGCCCAGGGCGTGCAGCGGCGATCGATGCTCGAAAAGGTCTCGAAAACGCTGGAAATCATTTACGATTACACGCTCAACCAGCAGATCCCGCCGTTCAAGGTGCAGATGAAGCAGTTGGTCCGCCGTGTCTGCACGACGGGCGTCGGCTACGTCAAGCTCGGGTTCAACCGCCTGCTGGAGCGCAGCCCCGACGACGTGGAGCGGATCAACGGCCTGACCGAGCAAATCTCGGTGATGGAGCGGATTCTCGCCGACGTGGCGGACGACAAGCTCGATGAGGGCCGGGCGGAGGTGGAGCAACTGCGGTTGCTGCTCGCCGACTACCAGCAGCGCGAGCAGCAAGTCTCCCGCGAGGGGCTTTGCTTTGACTTCCCGCCGGCCACCAGCGTCATTGTGGACCCGGCGTGCCGCCACCTGCGGACCTTCACCGGAGCGCGGTGGATCGCGGAGGAATACATCCTCCCCGTGGATGAGATCAAAGAGATTTACGCCATCGACCTGTCCACGGCGGGCAGCGCGACGAGCTATGACCTCGATTCCAAGAGCGGCATTCCCGGCTTGAAAGAGCGGATCGCGGCGGCGGTGACTGATGACGGTGCTGCCCCGGCCAAGTCGAAGGACGGCAAGTGCGTGTGGGTGATCTGGGACAAGACGACCGGACAGACCTGCACGGTCTGTGAAGGCTACGCCGACTTCCTGGTCGAACCGAAGCAGCCGGACGTGTTCATCGAGCGGTTTTGGCCGGTGTTCCCGCTGATTTTCAACGAGACCGAGAACGAGGACAGCATCTACCCGCGCAGCGACGTGCATCTCCTCAAGCCGCTCCAGAAGGAATACAACCGCTGCCGCGAGGGGTTGCGCCAGCACCGGATCGCCAACCGCCCGAAGACCGCGGTCGCCGCCGGCCAACTCGACGAGGAGGACATCGAGAAGCTCCGCAACCACCCGGCCAACGCGGTCATCACGCTCAACGCGCTGCCGCCCAACGGCGACGTGTCGAAGCTGATCCAGCCGATCCGGATGCCCGCTATTGACTCCGCGCTCTACGACACCTCGCCGGTGTATGAGGATTTGCTGCGGGTGGTCGGGCAGTCGGACGCCAGCATTGGCTCGGCGCAAAGCGGCGTGACCGCCACCGGCGACAGCATCGCCGAGCAGAACCGGACCGTGGCCATCGCCTCCAACGTCGATGACCTCGACGACATGCTCAACGAGCTTTCCCGCGCCGCCGGGCAGGCGTTCTTCCTCGAAATGTCGCAGGAAACGGTGATGAAGATCGCCGGACCCGGGGCTGTCTGGCCATCGCTCTCGCCGCAGGACGTGGCGGACGAACTGCTCCTCGAAGTGGAGGCCGGATCAAGCGGCCGCCCGAACCGCGCCACCGAGATCGCCAATATCGAGCGGCTCGCCCCGCTCCTCCTCCAGATGCCAGGCGTCAAGCCGGACTGGCTGGTCAAGCAGCTCATCATGCGGCTGGACGACCGGCTGGACCCGACAGACGCGATTGCCGCCGGCCTGCCAAGCATCATCACTCAGAACGCGATGGCCAAGGTGGCACAAGCCACCGGCGGCACCCCGGAAGAGCAAGGCGGGAATGGCGCGGACAACGAGGCGAAAGCCCCCGGCGAAGGCCAGTCCCCATCCGGCCCAACCGCCCCGCAGCCAGCCGGACCGACCGGGATGATGGGCGGGTGATTCCGGCCGAGTAAACGCAACAAAGTTGCATTTGCACTTTTGTGACGTTTGTGGTTGACGCGGCCCACAGACAGACAGACATTCACGGGCATGACGCCACCCACCGCGTCGGATTCGTCATCCGACCACCAGACAGACACTTATGTTGCCGACGCGCCAGACGCGGAGGTGACACCGGACGCCACAGAGGTCGCACCGTCCACGACCGACACCCCCGGCGAAAAGCCGTTGACGTTGCTCGATCTCGTGAGGGATGTGGCGGCCAAGACGGGCAATGTGGCACCGCCGACCACGGAAGAACAGGCAGCGGAAACGGAAACCTCGTCCGAGGAGAATCCGGCCCACGATCCCGAAGCACCTACGCCGAGTGGCGAGAAGGACGGACAGGAAGGGCAGGAGGACAATAACGACGAAAAGCTCCCGTTCCACAAGCACCCGCGCTTTCAACAGATCGTTCGCGAGAAGAACTCCTACAAGGAGGACGCCACGCAGTTCCGGGCGATTTCAGACTACATGGCCGAGAACCGTCTGTCCGCAGACGAGGTTGACCAAGGGTTTGTGATCATGTCGGCACTCAGGAACGATCCGGTCAAAGCGTTGGAGATGATCGCGCCAATCGTCCAGGACTTGCTGCAAAAGACAGGGACCACCTTGTCTCCCGAAGTGAGCCAGATGGTTGACGAAGGCGAAATGAGCGAGACGGCGGCCAAGGAATTGAGCCGCTACAAAGCCCAGGTCGCCTTGCAAGAGAACCGCAACCAAGAGGCGCTGCAACAGCAGTATGCCATGAGGGAGCGGCAGAACGAGCAGAGCATCGTTAGCAGTGTGGAGCAGTGGGAACAGCAGATTGCGACACGCGATCCCGACTACGCCGCCAAGAAGTCGATTGTGTTCGACAAGATCCGCTTGTCGCAACTTGAGCGACCCGCGCAAAGCCCGCAGCAGGCCCTGGCATACGCCGAGGCCGCCTACCGCAGTGCGACGGAGACCCTCAGGGCCGCGATGCCGAAGCGGATGGCGATCAGCACACCATCGAGTTCGCAATCAGTCAGTTCCGCCCGAGCCGCGCCGCAAAGCCTGGCAGACGTGGTGCGAATGGCTGCCGGTCAGTAACTCTCTAACATCCTAAAATCATGGCATTCAGCAACGTCAGCGGCCTCACTGCCGCGCAACTCGAAACCATCGCCTCGGCCGCCCTCGACTACTACGTCAAGGGTGATGCCTTCGACCAAACCATCCAAGACAAGCCTTTGCTTTCCGCTTTGCGCGGCAAGCAAAAGACCTTCGCCGGTGGCAAGGAAAAAATCAGTGTTCCAGTCGTCGGCGAGTATCTCAACGCCGACTCGAACTTCTTCAAGGGCTTCAACGGCACCGACTCGGTGACGTTCCAGAACCCGTCCTACCTCAAGCGCGCCGCTTACGGCTACTTTGAAATCCACGCGGGCATCACCGTGTCGTTCTCGGAGCTGAAAGCTGACGGCATCACCATCAACGACAGCGCGTTCGGCGAGAAGACCTCCCAGGTTGCCGGCCGCGAGCTGACCGCCCTTACCTCCCTACTGGATCACAAGCTCCAGTCGATGAGCGAAGGTTGGTCGCGTGAGATGAACGAGATGCTGTGGCGCGACGGCACGCAGGACGCCAAAGTCCCTGCGGGCATTCTCGCCTACATCACCGACACGGTGGCCACCGGCACTGTCGGCGGCATCAACCGTGCGACGAGCACCTGGTGGAGAAGCCGCCCGTTGGTCACTACGACCGCCGGATCGGACGCCCTCACCACCGCTCTCCGCAAGGAAGTGCGCCAGTTGTCCCGCTACGGTGGCAAGCCGAACTTGATCCTTTGCGGATCAAAGTTCCTCGACGCCCTCGAAGCGGAGGTCGCCGCCAAGTCGCAGTATTCCAACACCGGAGTGGCCGGCACCCGTAACATCGCCAGCCCATCGGTGACGATCAACGGGATCGGCACCTTCGTCTATGACCCGACGATGGACGACTTGCAGACCATCGTCGGCGGCGCAATCGACTACTCGAAGCGTTGCTATTTCATCGACACGGATGCTCTCTGCCTCTATGTCATGGAAGGCGAGGACAACAAGATCCACGCACCGGCGCGGCCCGAGGACAAATACGCCCTCTACCGCTCGATGACCTGGACCGGCGGCACCGTCGCCAAGCGCCTGAACTCCTGCGGGGTTCACGCCATCGCCTAAGCGCGATTCACGGGGGAGGGGCCGGTCAAACGGTCCCTCCCCTTCTCACTTTCTTCATAACCAAACCAAACCACCACCATGCAACATTGCTCCGTTCTGGTCGCCCGAGGCGGCGATCTCACCAACACCGTCCTCCGCGAAAACGTGTCCGTGCCGGAAATCGGCGTGCTCATCGGCATCCACGGCGTTGACGGCGTGCTCCGTATGCCTGACAGCACCAGCGAGAAGGCCGTCAAACACGCCGAGGAGTATGACCGGATTGCCAACATTTACGGCCCCGAGGCGACAAGTGCGATTCTTGGCCAGCGGGGATTCAACATCAACCTGCCGACCCGTCTGTCTGCCGTCTTCGCCGATGTGGCCGACGAGCCGGAAGCCGAGGAAGCCAAGCCCGCCCCCGCCAAACGCGCCGGAATCAAGCTGGCGATGAAGTCCGACGACGCCGACGAGCTTTCGATTGACTGACCCACCCTTTTGCCACCATGCCCGCCGGACAAACGCTTGACCAACTGGTGACTGCTCTCCGTGCGGAGATCGGCGACTCGACCAACGTGTCGATGGGGGCGCAAGCCCTGCCAGGTCTGCAACAAACGCTGCGGCGGGTGCAGGAGACCTACTACGCCGACTTCAACTGGCCCCACCTCCGCGTGTTCCGCGAGGAGGAGGTGCTGGCTGGCGAGCGGTATTACACGTTCAACGCGGACGTGGACTTCGAGCGGATCTTCGGCGCTTGGGCGCGGGAGTCTGACGCAGGCACCCCCGACTGGCGGTCGATCCGCTACGGCATCACGCCGGAAGATTACAACGTGACCGACTCGGACGCTGGCGCGACCGAGGACCGGATTTTGAAATGGGGCCACTACGAGGGCAACCAGTTCGAGGTCTGGCCGGTGCCGACCAGTGCCGGCGCGATCCGCTTCCGGGCGATGAAGACGCTTTCCCCGCTGGTGGCAGGCACGGACACCTGCGACATCGACGGCACCTTGCTGGTGCTGACGGCAGCCGCAGAGTTGCTGGCACGGGCGAAGGCGCAGGACGCACCGCTCAAGCTCCAGATGGCGACCAGCCATTACAACCGGCTGCGCGGCCGCTACCAGAAGGGCGAGACCTTCATCATGGGCGGCAACACGCCGACCACCAACGGCCACACCCACATCCGCGCCCCGCGCTGAGTCATGGCCTACATCTTCGTCAACTCGTTCAAGCAGGGACTCGACGCCCGCCGTTCCAAGATCAGCGCCCAACAGGGCAGCCTGG